ATTTTCATTGAACCATTCCTCTGGTATTAATTTATCTGCGTATAAAAAGCCGTGTTTTTCGCACCAATCTCCGTACGAAGTTTTAGACCCTTTGCGTATTTTGGTTTTAGAACTACTGAACACAAAACGTATATCGATGGACCCATTATGTTGTGCCTTGATCCACAGATGTTTCTTTCTATCTTCTAGGGTGAACCGGCCTTTTGTTTCCACCACAATACCATTAGGCAGGATAAAATCAGGAGTATACGTTCTAGTACAAGCGGGTTGCACGAACTCAATTTTAGAGGAAGGGTCCTCGTACTTAACACGTAAACCCTTCTCTTTAATCTGAGTAGCAACTTTCTGCTCAAGCCCAGATCTGTACCCATACTTTCTGGCCGCATTGCTAAATGTCATTTGGTTCGTTATACACCGTGTAGTACTTCCAAGGCTTTACTCTTGCCTGACTGGCCGCAGACTCTCTGTATTGAAGGTTGGGCCAACATTCGTGCTTAAACTCACAGAAGTCGCATGTACGGCTAATATGCCGATTACCAGTAGGCACCTTGCGATATGTCTCTGCAACGTCGTCAAAGCATCGTTTAAACTCTGTGCTGTCAGAAGCAATCAAGTCATAGGTCTCTTTAATATCCCCTAAGACTTTTTGATGCATGTCTTCGGAGCTATCTGCCTCAACAAACTTCCACTCACCAGTGACTTTATTTACAGCAATCCAACCGCCAAACTCTTTACCTGAAGCTTCCGCATAACCAAATCCTTGGGATACGTAACCAAAGGTATCATCTTTAGCTAGGCTTTCAAAATCCTTGAACTTATTCTGGAAGGAGTACGGGGAGGCAGACTTAACGTCCCAGACTTTATCGTCAATGATAACGTCATACTCACCATCAATCTTCCTATCGTCTAGCTCTAGGGTGACCTTACCGCTAACATCCTGAACGTCCACACCTGCGGCTTTCATTACGAACAGAGAGATACATTCAATAGCATCACCCATTAACATCTTCATAAGGAAGTCATAAGGTTTAGCTTCTTGTTTATCTGCTTTGTGTTTTTGCATCCACAATTGGCAAGATGGCCTACCAACATTCGACATGCGGATACCGAAGGTACGTTTCTCAGACTGGAACTGTTTACGTAAAGAAGCTTTAAAGTTTTCTCCAGCTTCTTCAATTAGGTCGTCCAAAGGGACATCAGGCGGCTCAATGGCCGCCCTCTGTAGGAAGTTCTTAACAAGAACCTCGTTCATGTTTGGTAGCTTCATTACTCTTCTACCACAGCAAATACTTCAACAGCATCAAGAATGTTAGAGTCGTCAACATCCGAAGATCGAGACTTGATAGAAGCATCGTACTTACGCTTTACTTCGTCATTGATTGACTTAATAGAAGTCAAGATGTGCTTCATCACTTCTACATCACTGGGAGCAAGCTCTGTCTTCTTTGTGAAGTCAGGAGCAAAGTGAGTAACAAAATAAGTTACGCCACCATTCTTCTTACGCTCATTAGTGACTGTGCAGGGAACATTCTGGAACGGTACGTTCTGCTCTGCACAAGGTCTAACAACCTCACTAGTAAAGGACATAAATGATGCGCCCTTAACCCGGAACAAGACAGGTGTCTCAGGAACCTCAACAGTCTCCCCAGCACCATTCTGCCCAGTGTAGGAAACCATACCGTACAAATAACGGAAACAAGTAATGCCAGTGTACTTGCTCTTTTCCTTTGGCTCCATTGCATGGAAGACTTTACCTTCAGGGCGGCCACAACGAACTGTCCCTGTTTCGTCAATAGGCTCTTGACCTACTGTGTGGATAATTGAGCGATTGACCGTGCCTTCCTTCTCTTGGTCATAATGCAAGTACTGCATAAAATCGCCTAGTGCCCTGAAGGTAACTTCCTTGGCATACACACGTTCAATATCCTTTCCTGCGATAAAGAACGTGCCTTTCTTCAACTCATTGCCATCGTCATCCTCATCCTGATGATTCAGACGCAACAAGGGTAGCAGGTCATTAGACTCCTGCTCTGAAGAACTGGTTGCAGTAGTTCCTGACATCATAGACAGGAGTTGATTTGTGTCCAAAGATTGAACATCTGCAGGTAAATTATTCATAGATTACTTTTCCTTCTAACCAATCTGGCCCGCTCTTAATCTCAATATCGAGCGGCATTACCATCTGATAACGATACCGTGAAAACACTTCCTCGTCAACATGTTTCATTGCTTTTACTAAAATATCTTTACACAACTCCTCCTCATCTGGATGTACATCTACAACAATTGAATCGTGTACTGTCAGTACGCAAACAGATTTAGCCTGTTTAGCTTTCAGCATTTTGTATGCACGAATACATGCTAACGGCACAATATCCGCTGTAGCAAAAGACTGCACAGGATAATTAACAATCTGAGTAGAATACGTAACTCTACCTGACTGCTGTCTTTCTACATTATCCCAGTGAAGTTGTCTCCCGGAAGGTAGTGTAACCGTTCCTGTTTGCAGTACTTGATTCTTTAACTTTGTGTGCCATGCAGACAGTCCACTATAAATATCAAAATACTGATTGAAATAGTTGCGAACATGATCAGGCTCACCGGCACCAGTGCCACCATAAAGCGGGGCAAACGTGTAGGCTTTGGCTTTCTGTCTTTCGTCTTTGGTAATTTCTAGTACAGACTTCTGATTAATAATCGATGCAGTTTGTTTGTGTACGTCTTTACCTGTCGTGACATCTTCAAAGATCTGTGCGTCTTTAGATAACTCGCCTGCAACTCTAAACTCTAGCCCAGAAAAGTCTGCTTCCATAATCTTACCACCGTCAAACCTACTAATCACCGCACGGCGTACTGGGAATGTTCCGCCTCGTGGCTGATTCTGGAAGTTTGGATCAGAAGAAGACAGACGGCCAGTCGCTGTACGGCACTGGTTAAAGGTTGTATGAAGTAGCCCAGAAGGCCGTGTATTGCGCTCTATGCCCTTCACAAAGGATGTAAGGTAGGTAGATACTGCATTGAGTCTTTGCATCGACTCTAGGAACAGTACAGCCCTGTCATTATGCCTACGGCGGGCTTGGGCTAATAGTTTAGTTACATTATCTTTTGACGTAACAAACCCGTTGGCAGACACATCATTGGCATTTGTAGGCTTTAACTGTAGACCTGCTATCTCAGGGGTGTAGGTATGTTTCAGACCAAGGCCCTTACAGTTATCACACTTAGGCTCTTTTTTGTAAGGCGTACCATCTTTCTTCATCTTGGGTACTGTACCTTTCCCTTCACACTTTGTGCAGATACTTGTCCAGCACTTCTTAACAGGTCTGGTCATACGCTCTACGGCAAACTTAAAGTCAGCAGGAGTCATAAACGGACGATACAAAGGTTTACCCTGCGCATTTAATCCGATATTGAATTCTTCCTTCCACTGATTCTTATCGATTACTGAACGTGAATAGATAACCTCAGACAACTGCGCAGGACTGTTTAGATTAACCTTGACATCGCCCATGACTTCTTTGCAGATCTGCTCCATAGTTTCTTGAAGCTCTTTCTGTTCAACTAGATAATCTTTCTCAATCTTATGCAACTCTTCAATATCAATCTTGATGCCATTCTTTTCCATATCACAAAGAATGTACATCATCTCGTTCATCATACTGAGAGTAGGGACAAGTCCTCTGTTTTCTTCTTGTCCGTATTCCTGTAGCTGAGATAAAAATACTTCTGCACAAGAAACGCAGTCAGAGCGTCCGTATTCGTCTACATCAGACAGGGGCATAGCCTCGTAGCCAACACCCTTAGAAAAGCTCTCAGAGACAAGCTCAGACTTCTTCAGGTGTACTTTACGCCGCTTGGCAGTTTCGTCCAACGACAGGCTACGCTTCTGACCTTTAGAGAGTACGTACTCCCCTATCATTGTGCAGAAATAACCTTTGCCTTTAATGTTGAAATTAGATTCACGTAACCAATGCAGATCGTACTTGAGGTTGTGCCCTACCAGTACATCAGCTTGGTCTATCATTTCCTGAATAATCTTGAAGCCCTGCTCCCCAGAAAACTCGGGAGGCAGATCGTTATGTGCAAAAAACTCATACGTAACTTTACTAGGGTCCATATCTTTATCAATAAAAGCGGCCCCTACAGATACTAAGTAGTTCTCTATGTTAAAAGGACTTCCATCAATCCTTCCTTCGCCATCTCGTTGTACCGTGTTCTCCACGTCAATAACAAGATAACGCCTCCCATTAATCAACATACCTTGATACTCTTGGTTCAATTAAACAAACGACTGTGCCGTGCCAGCCTGTGATTTTATTCTTACCCACCGTAAGATGTCTAGTGAAATCTGGTTCTTCATCCATCCCTACAGCATGACAGCCTATGCCGATAATTATGTCAGCTTCCGCAAACTTTCCTGTCTTGCTTCCTTCCATCTCTGAAGGATTGAGGATAGTTTTCCCTTGGGCTTCTGCTGAGGCTTGGCTAACGGCAATAAATGCGAGATTGTGCCGCTTGGATATTTCTCGTGCTTGAGTGTATATCTCTCGTAGCTTTTCATCCGTCCGCTGGAATTGCCCGTTAACAGCCACTTTATCCAACTGATCCACAACAAGAACATCAGGTTTATGTCTCTCACAATACGCATCAATTTCATCGATTGAAACTCCCTGTGCATCAAACATGTTGACGTTATCTTTGATTTTGTCCCATTCTTCCGAGGCGTACTTAGGATCGTCTTCAATCTCTAACTTACTCAGCCCGGTCCAAGAACTAATCGCTCGTAACATAGTACGCTTTGCTGGCTCTTCGTTTACCATTGTGTGGACGGAGGCACCCTGTTCAGCAAAACCTCCGGGTCCATAGCACAAAGAGATGTGACTGGCAGTCTTACCTGTCTCTGGTCGTGCGAACAGAATACACAACTCTCCCGGACCTACCCCGGGTATCCTGTTTCGTAGACTCCTAAGATTGAAGAGCCACCGATTATCCTCAGAGTTTTCATCCAATAGTTCTTCGATATCAGTACTGCAGTGAGTAATATTATCTTTGTAGGATATTGAGTCCCCGACATTCTCAACAAGTTTCTTTAGGGGTAGTAGATCTTCTATCTCTCCACCTTCCATACGAATACCTATTTCCGCTATCTTGGACCCTACCTCTCGTTTATACAGTTCTGATAAAACCTCTTCTGCAATCTCTGTAGTTAAAGAGTTTTTTTCTACGACATCTCGTAGAAGCATCTTTACATTCTCTTTCTTAACTTGATTGAGGGCAGGGTTTTTTGCGTCGTACAACGCTTCAACATCTTGGACAGTTAGATCCCCGTCAAAACGTTCGTGGGCATCCACAATCGTATTGTAAAGAGGCTTTAGGTCAGACCCATCAAATAAGCCTGTGTAGATTCTATGCTTGTTATTGCGATAGAAGTCTTTGTTAAGAAGAAGTTGGAGTAATTCCTTTTTCATTTCTAATCACCTCCCGGCGTAAATATTCGT